GGTGTTTACGCGGCGCAGAAAAAGCGCAGGAATAGAATATCCTTAAACTAATCATGTACTTAGGGTAAACTGTTCATTTACTACTGGAGAAAGCAATGGCAAGCACTGGCGGCGTGAAGCTGGGTAGCACTTACGATCAAGTACGGACTCAGAAGATGGCAGCGGAAGCGCAGATCGCGGAGATTGAGCTTGCGAAGGTGAGGGGGGAGCTTGTGACGGCTGAAGAAGTCGTTACAGCGTGGATAGATGTGGTGGGAGCGGTAAAAGCCAAGCTACTTTCAATCCCAACGAAGGCCGCACCGATATTGGCGAACGAGGAATCAGCGGGCGGATGTCAAATCATCCTAGAAGACCTAATCAACGAAGCATTGGAAGAACTAGCGAATTATGACCCAGAAACAAACCCCACCTCTACATCTTCAGGATCACTTGAAGAAGGCGATGATGACCTTCCGCCCTCCGCCGCGCCTAAGCGTAAGCCAGTGGGCCGACCAAGAAAGACGGCTAGACTCACAAAGTAGCGCCGAACCCGGACGCTGGTATACAAGTCGTGCCGAATATCAAAGGGGAATCATGGATGCGTGTTCTGATCCGGCTATTCAGGAAGTTGTTGTCATGGCTGGAGCACAGCTTGGGAAAACCGAGGTTATTCTCAACATTGTGGGGTATCACATTGACAATGACCCTTCTCCTATTTTGGTGCTCCAACCTACTCTTGAAATGGCTCAAGCGTTCAGTAAAGACCGCGTGGCAGCGGGCCTCATTAAAAGTACACCGGCTCTTCGGGGGAAGGTAAAAGACCCTCGAGCACGAGATTCAGGCAACACGACTCTGCATAAGGTGTTCCCTGGCGGGGCGCTGACGATGGTTGGAGCAAACAGCCCGTCAGGGCTCGCCTCACGCCCTATCAGGATAGTTTTGTGTGATGAGGTGGATAGGTACCCACCGTCGGCAGGAAGCGAGGGAGACCCTATACAGCTCGCTAAGAAGCGTGCAGCTACCTTTTGGAACCGGAAGCTGATCTCGGTATCTACGCCGACAAACGAGGATAACAGTCGCATTCAGGATGCTTTTGAGAAGTCTGACCAGCGGTACTACCACGTTCCCTGTAAACACTGCGAAACAGACCAAGTTTTGAAGTGGTCTAACGTGAAATGGCAAGAAAACAATCCAGATTCAGCCCAATACGTCTGCGATCACTGCGGAGTCTTGTGGACTGACGCTGATCGGGTGTGGTCTATACGAAATGGGACGTGGATTGCTAAGAAATCGTTTCAAGGGATTGCTGGATTCGCCATCTCTGGCCTTTATTCGCCTTGGACGCCCCTCCCTGATGCTGTGAAGGAGTTTTTGTCGGTCAAAAGCAATCCAGAGCAACTGAGGGTGTGGACAAACACTTATTTGGGACAGACTTGGAGCGATATTGGCGAGACGGTTGATGACTACATGCTGTCAGAGCGTCGAGAAGAGATGCCTAATGTGCCTGATGACGCTTTAATTCTCGTGGCTGGTGTCGATGTACAGGATAACCGGCTGGAAATATCAATTATTGGCTACGGGAGAGACGATGAGTCTTGGGTTATCGACCATATCACCCTTTACGGAGATCCATCTACTCCGCAGCTATGGACTGCTCTCGACTCCTACCTCTTCGCACAGTACGAAACCGAAAACGGTAGACAAATCGCCATCCGCGCCACTTGTATCGACTCTGGAGGCCATTTCACCAACTCAGTCTACGCTTACTGCAAGAAGAATCTTGGACGCAAGGTCTTTGCAATTAAGGGTATGGGGGGAGAGGGAAAGCCTGTTGCCGGTCGCCCCAGCAAAAACAACGTCGGTCGCTGCCCACTTTTCCCGATTGGTGTAGATACGGTTAAGGATCTGATGTTCGCTCGGATGCGAATACAGGAAAATGGGCCGGGATACATGCACTTCTCTGACAAGCTCAATGATGAGTATTTCCGTCAGCTAACGGCGGAAAAGATAGTGACTAAGTACCACAAAGGCTATAAAAAACGGGTTTTTGAGAAGATTAGGGCTAGAAACGAAGCCTTAGACTGTATGGTATACGCTTATGCAGCTTATGCTATTATTGGCATAAATATCAATGGGTTAGCGGATAAACTTGACGAACCTTCTTCAGTAGAGGAAAATAGTCGTGCGAAAGAAGTTCCCGTAACCCCAAACAAGCGTCCATTTGTACCAAAGACGGGGCGCAGTTTTGCTAACTCATGGCGGTAATTTATGGCGAACCTGTTTGACCCAGCCAATGCTCCATTAACGGAGCCAGAGAGCTTTACGGTCGGGGATTACGTTCAGTGGAAGCGTACAGACTTCGTTTCTGACTACCCTACCGCGTCATATTCGGCGCAATACGTTGCTCGTATACACCAAGGCGGTAACGCAGAATTCACAGTTGATGCAACCGAAGTTAGTGATGGATACTTATTCTCCATCACTTCTGCGGATAGTGCGGCATACACGGCTGGCAAGTATCACTGGCAGTTAGAAATCACACAAACGTCCAGCGGTAATCGAGTAGTCCTTGATGACGGTGACTTCAATATCATTGTCGATTTGGATGACAACCAAGCTGATCCGCGCATATTCGCGGAAATCATGGTTGGCAAGATTGAGTCATTGCTCTCAGGCAAGGCTGATTCTGACGTTTCTTCATATTCCATCGCTGGTCGCTCACTGACCAAGATGTCATTCCAAGAGCTTATCGACGCACGAGACTTTTATCGTGGTGAAATCGTCCAGCACGAGGCGAAAGAACTAGCGAAACACGGTAAAACCGGCTCACAGACTATCAAGGTGAGGTTCTAATGGGGATTTTCGATAGATTTAGAGCTAAACCCAAGAAAATGGTGCCGTTCAAGCGTTCTTATGCTGGCGCTAGTACATCTAGGTTGTTTGATGACTTCAGAAGCTCTGAGCGTAGCGCAGACAGCGAATTAAAGCCTGCATTGACACGACTTCGCTCTCGATCTCGAGATTTGGCCCGAAATAACGAATATGCGAAGCGATACCTCACCCTCTTGAAGAATAATGTGGTTGGGGAGCGTGGTTTTACGCTACAGGTCAAGGCTTTAGCGTCTGGCGGCAAGTTAGATGAGTCTGGGAACCAAGCGGTAGAAGACCAGTGGCGCTCATGGGGCAAATACGGCAATTGCACGGTTGACGGCAAGCTGTCTTGGGTTGATGTACAGAAGATGGTGATTGAATCCATCGCTCGGGATGGTGAAGCATTCGTTATCCTACACCGTAGCGCGGAATTCAAAGACTCCTTTAGTCTACAACTGATTGAGCCTGATCGAATTGACGTTGAGTTCTCTGAATATCTAAGGAATGGCAACGAAGTTCGCATGGGCGTTGAGATTGACAAGTTCAAACGTCCGGTCGCTTACCACATGCTTTCGTACCACCCAGGTGATTACGATTTTACTTCTATGTCGAAGAGTCCAAAACATATTCGTATCCCAGCGGCTAGGATGTTGCACATATTCAAGCAGTTACGCGCCGGACAAACGAGAGGGGAGCCTTGGATGGCCCCTTCGATGGCTGGACTCAAGCAGTTGGGCGCGTTACGCGAGGCTGCGGTAGTTAACGCTCGTGTCGGAGCCTCTAAAATGGGCTTCTTCACCTCTCCCGCTGGAGATGGATTCGTCGCTGATGATCTTGATGGTAATGTGCCAATCATGGATGCGGAACCCGGTACGTTCCACCAGCTACCAAACGGCGTGGACTTCACCGCATTTGACCCTCAGTACCCGTCTAGCGAGTTTGACAGCTTCCATAAGGCAATCCTAAAGGGCATCGCCAGCGGCCTTGAGGGAGCCTCCTACACGTCCCTATCGAACGATTTGGAAGCAACCAGCTATTCAAGCATTCGTCAGGGCGCTCTGGAAGAGCGTGATGCGTACAAGAACCTTCAGACATTTATGATCGACAGCTTCATTCGTCGCGTTTACGAGGCATGGCTGGCATCCACGATGGAGATGGGCGGCATTATCGTTCCTATCAAGGAATATGACCGGTTTGCCAGCAAGAGCGAGTTCCGTGGCAGGGCTTGGAGTTGGGTAGACCCTCAGAAAGAGATGACTGCCGCAGTTCTAGGGCTGAAGAACGGCATCTTGAGCTTGCAGGACGTTGCGAGCAATTACGGCAAAGATACTGAAGAACTGCTTGCTCAGATTCAGCGCGACAAGGCTCTCATGGAGCAATTTGGCGTTCAGTACGCATTAGAGCCGTATGCAGCTCAGATTTTGCCTGTGGAGGCTGATATAGCGGGGGAGCCTGATGGCGACTTATAAGGGCAGAGAGATAAACACTAAGCCTACTGAGGCTATGGTTGAAGAAGCCAATCGCGGCCTTGAGTGGCGCAAAGAGCATGGGCGTGGCGGAACCCTTGTTGGGGTTGCTAGAGCACGAGATATATCAAACCGTAAAGAGCTGTCTATCAGCACCTTTAAGCGCATGTTTTCGTTCTTCTCGCGTCACGAAGTAGATAAGGAGGCCGAGGGCTTCCGTCCGGGGGAAGAGGGCTATCCATCAGCGGGTCGGATCGCTTGGGCTTTATGGGGCGGTGATGCTGGGTTTGCAGTAGCCAAGCGGGTCAAGAGACAAGTTGAGGCTGCTGATGATGAGGAGGATCGAGCGGAGCTTTCTGGCTCTGTAAAGAAGGGGCTGCAAGCTAAGGTTAAAGATCACAACGAGGAGGTGGGCGATGCTGAATCTAAGCGCACGAATCTACGCACTTTATCTGCGGTGTTTAGACGAGGTGTTGGAGCGTATAAGACGAATCCAGGATCTGTTCGACCGACAGTAAAGAGTCCTGAGCAGTGGGCGTATGCTCGCGTAAATTCATTTTTGTACGTTCTTAGGAACGGCAAGTTCCGTAGCGGCAAACATGACACAGACCTTCTACCCAAAGGCCATCCACTAAGTTCTGATGACAGAGGTTTTGATTCAGACTGTGACAATAAATGGAGTGACACGATGGACAAAACCATGGAAAATCAACCACTTATAGACGAAAGCGAAGAAATTACTATGGACTCAGAGCGTCACATAAAAAACGTAGAAGAGACCGATGATTCATACATCGTAGAGTACGCCAAGGCGGAAATCGAAGAGCCTGAAGAAGCTGCTGAAGAGGTTGCTGAAGAGGTGGAAGAAGTGGTCGAAGAGAATTCCTACGACGATAGGTCTGAAGAATCGAACATGACTCGCGCAATGGCTATGGAGATGGCCCCTGTTGATGAGGACAAGCGAACGGTTCGCATGGCCATATCAAGCGAAGAGCCGGTCATGCGTTCATTCGGCATGGAAGTATTAGAGCATTCAGACGAGGCGATTGACTTGTCATTCCTGAAGTCTGGACGCGCCCCCCTCTTACTGGATCACGACCCAGAGAAGCAGGTGGGAATTATTGAATCTGTAAGCCTCGATGGCTCGGCTCGGCGACTCCGAGCGACGGTGCGTTTTGGAAAAGGCGCACTTGCTAGAGAGGCTTTTGATGATGTTACCGATGGTATCAAGGCTAATGTAAGCATTGGTTATTCGGTGCAAAAAATGGAGCGGAAGGACAAGGACACATATGTGGTCAAGAAGTTCCGTATCCACGAAGCGAGTTTAGTCTCAATCCCTGCTGACGTGACAGTCGGCGTGGGGCGGTCTAGCGAGCCTTCGCAACAACCAGTGATCGTAACTGACAATGCAAAGGAGCAAATTATGTCAGAAGTTGATGTACAAGCGGTTGAGGCACAAGCCCGTCAAGCCGCTCAAAAGAATGCCGCTCAGATCGTTGAGCTTGGCTCTCGTCATAACAAGTCTGAAATGGCCCAGCGTGCTATCTCTGAAGGCGTAAGCATCGAAGAGTTCCGTGGCCAACTGCTTGAAGAAATCGGCAGCATCGGCGCTGTAGAAGATCAAGAGATTGGTCTGAGCCGTAAGGAAGTTGGAAAGTTTAGTATGATGCGGGCAATCCACGCTCTAGCTAACCCAACTGACCGTCGCGCTCAAGAAGCTGCTGCGTTTGAGTTTGAAGCCTCACGCGCTGCTGCTCAACAGTACGGTGTAACCGCTCAAGGCATTATGTTGCCTGCTGAAGTTCTGCGGAACTGGAAGCGTGATATGTCTGCTGGCTCTGATGGCGATTTGATTGCTGAAGACTTCAAGGGCGAGGAGTTCATCGACGCTCTGCGTAACGCTTCAAGCGTAATGCAGGCCGGTGCTCGTATGCTGGGTGGTCTGTCTGGCGACGTTAAGATCCCCAAGAAGACTGCTGCCTCTACCGCTGCTTTCGTAGCGAGTGAGGGTACGGCTGCTGCCGAGTCTGAAATGACCATCGGCAACGTGAGCATGGCTCCCAAGACTCTGGGTGCGTTCACCGACGTTACTCGTCAGTTGCTGATCCAAAGCTCTTTGGACGTTGAGGCTCTGATCCGTGACGATCTGGCTCAATCCATCGCTACTGCGATTGACAAGGCTGGCTTGGAAGGCTCTGGCTCTTCAGGCAATCCAGAAGGCATCTTGAACACTACTGGCGTTAACCAAGTAACAAACTTCGCTGCTGCAAACCCAACGTTTGCTGAAGTAGTTAC